TACAAAGAAATTGCGGCACGATTGAAAGAAGCATGGTCTGCAATGGTTTCTAGTAAAAACAGTGACCCAAGCAAGGCAGGCCAAGGTATGTTGCTAGATCAGGGCATGAAATACACGCCTTTGGATATGCTTACCCTGCAAGACACAGACGCGGCCAAATTAAAAGAACAAACCATGAAGCGAATCTGCGGTTTGTTTGGCGTTCCCGCGGCCATGATTGGTATTGGCGATTCTAAGTACAACAACACACAAACCATGATGGATGAATTCTATAAATCCACCATGTACCCAACCCTTATTAACATTCAGCAGAAATTAAAGCAACATTTGTTTGTTGGTTATCCCAATTTGTGCATTGAATTTGATACGCGCAATTTCTTAAAAGGTGCGCCATTGGATCAAATGAATTTTGCAACCGCAGGCGTTACAAATGGCATTATGACCCCCAACGAAGCCCGCGAATATTTGGGTATGCCCAACATTGAAGGGGCAGACGAATTGATCGATAAGGGTGGAAAAGATAAGCCAATTGCAGGCACATCGCCCCAAGATACAGGCGGTGGCGGTGGCAATCAAACCCGCAAAATGAACATTGGCAAATAATATAAAAATAAAGTGTCACATATTTTTCGAGTTGTGATAGCATCGTTGGCAACATATAAGCCAAATACAGATACGCCCCCGAAAAGAGGGCGACCACCTAAAACAATATATGACATCGACCGAACTAAAGTTGATGAGGTAATTTATGACCAAAAACCTGATGATGGTTTGCGAAGCCAAACTAGTTTTGGAAAAGCAAGGCGCAAGCACAGGAAAAATTGAAGCAACAGTAACTACTTGGGGTGCGCGTGAAGGCGCAGATGGTAGGCGCTTTAACTATCAGCCCGAAGGCTTCATGGAATGGGCAAAAGAGTTTGCAAGTTCAGGCAGACCCTTACCAATGTTTGTCAATCACGATGCTGATGCAATCCCTGTTGGGGAATGGACTGCATTTGAGTTTGACGATACAGGCATGAAGGCAGAAGGCCGTTTGTACATGAACACCACAATGGGTTCAGACCTTTACAAAGTTATGCAAGAAAGCCCCGCTATGTTTGGCGGTGTTTCTGTTGGCGCATACGCTGAAGAATACCAAATGGTCAATGCTGATGGCGAACCCGACCAATCAGATGAAGCATATTTCCAAATCACCAAAGGCGGCCTGCGTGAAGTGTCTGTGGTGATGTACCCAAATAATCCTATGGCAGAAGTTAGCAAGTTGGAATATTTCCGACCTGATGGCAGTGCCGATTTAAAAGTTTTGGAACAGGCCTTGCGTGAAGTTGGGCTATCCAAAAAAGATGCGGTAGCGTCTGCATCTGTATTCAAAAAAGTGTTGGAATTGCGCGATGTAAAGCCAACACCAATTGAAATTGCACCAGATTTGAGTGAATCAGATGTGGCGGCTACCGAAGCGGAAATTCTTGCGGCTCTCGAAGCCCGTGAACTTCTTAAACAACTTGATAAACGACTTAAAGGTTAATTATGTCAAAAGAAATTATCGAAAAATTGGATGCTATCGAAGCCAAGCAAAGCGAAAGCATTGCCGCTGTTGAAGCAAAAATCCCTGCCGCAGTTGAAGCGGTTAAAGCCGAATTCAGCGAATTGGTTTCTTCTTTGGAAGCCAAGGTTGCATCGATTCAAGCCCCTGCAATCGTTAAGCCTGCAAAAACTGTTCGCGCAGATGTTAATAAATCTGTTAAAGAACAATTGGCTTCTTTCTACAAAAGCAATGCCCGCGTAGAAAAAGAACTGCAAATTTTTGCAGACGAAAGCCAACGCGAAGCCTATATGCAAGAGGCATCCGCACTAACTGGCTCTGGTAACAACCAAGGTGGTCGCACCGCTTATGATCCAGTGTTTGCCGCTTTGCGTTTGGCTAACCCAATGCGCGGTTTGTCTCGCACTGTTGCAACTGATGGTAGCAGTTACCAATTCCGGGTCAAGGTCGGAAATGCGGGCGCAGGTTGGGGTTATGCAATTAACAACAACACAGCGGCCACTACTGAAGATACAACAATCTGGCAAATGGTTCTGCAAGATTTGAATGTGCAGTTCCCAATTCGTACTGCCGCATTGGATGATATCGATGGTTTGGAAGCCAATGTTGTTGACGATATGTTGATGGAATTCTCGCAAGCAGAAGCCCTGTCAATGGTTCAGAACAATGACCAAGGTTCTACATCTTTGCCATATGGCGGTTCTAATGGTTTGCGTGGTTTGGATCAATACGCAGGCGCAAACAGCACCTACACAGGCGGCACTTGCACCACAGCGGCATTTGGTTCTAGCGGTACTGGTTCTACAAGCGGTTTGCATAGCCTTGCCACTTATGACCAACTGACCACCAACGCAAACACTGTTGGCGCTAACAATATCAGTTATGTTGATGTTATTAACACCATCTATTCTTTGCCACAGCAATATTGGACACCTAACACCAAGTTTATGGTTAGCCCAATTCTGTTGAATGCAATTCGCGCTTTGCGTGATAGCAATGGTGCACCAATCTTCAATCGTAATGAAGGTTTGTCTGTCGAAGGTATCGTTGGCCAATTGTTGGGCTTTGATGTTGTAGTGAACAAGTATTGCGATACACCTTCACAAACAACAGTTGCATCAGCAGGCACAACATCACTGTACCCAATGTACTTTGGTGATTTCACACGCGGCCACACCATCATTGATCGTTTGAACATGGTTATGCGTAGATACGATCAAACATTGCCCGGATTCATAACATTTTTCGGGGAAAAGAGATTGGCATCCAGTGTTCGTGATCCCAATGCCTTGGTTCGTTATCGTTCCACAGGCACAGCGGCTTAATAGTTGCGTTGCCATTAGCGGGGGGCGAAAATCCCCCGCTTTTTTTAAACAGGAATTCTTATGACTATCACCGAAAAAATCTTGAACGGAATCAAACAAGCCATCACCGAAGGCGGCAAAGTAAATATCGATTTGCGTGAAGCAAGCGCCATTACTGGTTCGGGTTCGGGTGTTGGTGGTAATGTTGTTTTTGATGATGCGTTTGCCGCACTGCGTCAAGCCAACCCATTGCGTCAAGGCTCGCGCCAAATCGCAGTGAATGGTTCTGATGCTCAATTCGTTGCCAAAACTGGTAATGCCGCAAACAGCACTAACCCTTGGGGTTACACATTTACGCCTAACAGCGGCTCACCTAATGTGAATACAAGCATCTGGCAATTGCCTGTGCGCGTATTGGTTGCACAATTGCCAATCAGAACTGCGGTGTTAAGCGATGTTAATAATTTGGATGCAACATTGGTTGAAGATTTGGCGCTTGAATTCGCCCAATTGGAAGGTCAATCAATGGTGCTCAATAGTGACCAAGCGGGTAGCACAACTACTTCAACTGGTGCTACTAATGGCCTGCGCGGCTTGGATAGTTACACTAGCGCTTCTGCTAGTGCTTATGGTACTAGCGGCACGGCTATTACAAATGGTATTCACAGTATCGCTACAGTTAGCAATGGCGGTGTTGCGGTTACTTACAATAAAATGACCAACATGGCCAATGCGTTGCCTGCCCAATATTGGTCACTGCCAACAACCGCTTGGCATATGACCCCAACAATGATTCAAACTTTGCGTCAGTTGAAAGACAGCCAAGGTTTGCCATTGTTCTTAGAAATTGGTGATGCTGATGGCGCGGCAGTTGGTCGGGTATTTGGTTGGCCAGTTATCCCCAACCCTTATTTGTCTGATGCTTTCCCAATTTACTTGGCAAACTGGAATCGCTTTTTGACGATTGGCGACACTGAACAAATGTCTGTGCAAATGTTTGAACAAACGCAAGCAGGCTTTGTGACCATGTACGCAGAAAAACGCGTGGTCAGTTCTGTGCGCGATCCATTCGCAGGCGTTCGTATGTCTGCCGCCTAAAGGGGCTTAAATGTCAGTAAATAACCAATTACTTGGTGCGCCCTACGGGGCGGCTACACGCAACCCGTTCAGTTATGTGAAGTTTGAACAGATCGGTCGCGATGTAACAACACAATGGTTAACTTTGGATGAACTGACAAACCAAATTAACTTATTTGATGATACATCGCAAGATGGCTATGTTCTTTCATTAGAACTTGCAGTTCGTTTTGCAATTGAAGATTACTTAGGGCTTTCAATCTTTCCAGTAACATACCGCGTTTGGTATGGTGCTGAAAACTTGGCCACATCGCCTGTTTGTTTAGATTTGCCCGAAGTATCACAAAACCAATCACCAAATTTGGCAGGCGTAACAATCAATTCTGTTGCGTATTGGGACAATAGCACACCATCAGTTTTAACTGTGGTTTCCCCAAGCGAATATTACTATGATGCAAGCGGCAATAAAGTTATTGTTCAGACTTTGCCAACTAGCATCAATAGCGAAATGACTGCGCCAATTATTTGCGAATACACAACTGTTTCTAACCCATTGTCAACCTACCCTGTTATCAAGCAGGCAGGCTTATTGTTGTTTACACACCTTTACAACAATCGAAGCAATACAACAGATATTCAGTTGAAAGAAATTCCATTTGGTGTTGCAACATTGTTGCGCCCTTACAAACCTTTGGTGATGTAAATGGCAATCAAGCGGTTTGAAAACATCGATGTAAATAATTTGACTTTTGGCGCGTCAAGTTTTGGTGAACAAAGCACAACGCAAACAAAATGGTTTACAACCCGTGCGCTTGTTGGCGATGTTTCAAATAGCGTTCGTATTTCTGAAAAGTACAGACTATATCAAGACTTGGTTAATTTTACTTTGAACTACACGCCCAACATGAAAGCCATTGTTGATAGCCAACAACTGTATTCAATCAGGTGGCGTAATGTTGATTGGCGAATCACTGATGCAAGAGAATCTAACGACAGAATGCGCGTTACTTTCTTATGCTATCGTTCAGACCCAGTTACATCGGTTTAAAAATGGCAACACAAAACAATGTCGTTCAGTACGGAAAATCGATCCAATATCAATTGGCAAATATCGTTACGCCCGTGCCTGTGTACGCGGCATTTAACAGGAACTTTGCCAATCAACCTAAGTTTCTAACTTGGATGTTGCGTAATGTGCATCAGCCCGTTTACACTGGACAAACACAATCTAATAAAGGTATCGACAGGCCAGTTTTTCAAATATCGATTTTTTCGCAGAATATTGAAGATGGCTTTACTTTATCTAACCAAATATTACAATCATTGCATGGCTATAGCGGTATGTTTGGCAACCCTGATGATGGCGGTTTTTTTATCGCTAAAGCAGATGTGTTTTGGCTTTACAACAGTTATAGCAACGAAGAAAATTTAGCGCAAATCTTTTTGGATTGCACTATTGATATTCCAACATAAGATATCTTTTTTAACCCTTTCAAGGAAGATTCAAAATGGCTTTAATTAACAAAATTTTACCCGGCTATGTAGCAACACTGTGGTGTCAAGAAGGCGCAAACCCAACTGCGTTGACTGATGCACAATTGGAAACATGGACTGGCCAAGTTGCTAATATCGTTGGCACATCTGCGGGCGGCACTGGTGGTGATGGCATCCAAGTTCCTGTTGAGGCCGTGCCTGCTTTCGGTTCTGATGATGCTTTCGCGGCATTCTCTGTTGCGGGTGCTCGTACTGGTGCGAAGATCACCACACAGAATCAAGTTACATCGCTAACTATTACTTCTGCATGGAATCCCGCAGACACAGCACAATTGCTGATTCGTGATGATGGCTATAACGGCACAATCATTCGCACTTATGTTATCGCTGTTTATGATGGCGAAGATACTGTTGCCTACGCCTTTAATGGCCGCGTTGGTGGTTTGCAGTGGGATATGTCCCCATCTGCCGAAGGTAAATTTATGTTTACCATCCACCCAACAGGCGGCAATTCATATGGTTGGTCAAACAACGCCTAAACAATATGCAAAGTACAATAAAAGACACTAACGACCTTCTAGGCTTTCTGATAACCCAATCCGATTCACGAAAGGATTGGTTTGGGTTTACACAACAGAAATTAACAGCGATTTCATTAGCGCATGAAATTGCCGCTAACCATGCGGATAAATTCACGCCTGATGAAATCGTTGATTATGTGTACACGCTGAACAACGCGTTGTATCAAAAGATCATTAAACCAATGGGCTAATTATGGGCGTTACTTTCAAAGTTGAAGGTTTGAAAGATGTATATGCCGCATTTGAAGAATTAGCCGCAGAGATTGGCGACAAAAAAGCGCAGAGTAAAATTCTTATCCCTGCCGCACGGGAAGCAATGCAACCCATTTTAAATCAAGCAATATCTAACGCGCCAATGGATACAGGCGGTTTGCGTCTATCGCTTCAAGTTGAAGCCCGTAGGCCAACAAGGCGCGACAGGCGTTCTAAATACATCACTGAAAACGACACAGTGATTGCCGCAGTCACAACAGCATCAGGCAAGAAATTACAGGCTATGAGTGAAGGCGCGGGGTTAGCGCGGGCGCGTAAAAAATTAAAAAAACTAGGCGTAGAACAAGCGGAATCTTTTACAGGCATTGAAAGCGATGCCCGTGCCATAGCACAAGAATTCGGGAATGCAAAGAATGGCGCACAACCATATTTGCGGCCCGCAATAGAATCCCAAGCAAGTGAAACCGCTAGAAGGCTTGGCGATATTTTAGGTAGGCGGTTAAATCAATACAAGGCAAAACATAAATGACAAAATTTTCTAGCGCATTTGGCGACAAATACCAAAGCAATAAGAAGAATCTTTTAACGCGCACATTTGAATTGGGCGGCCACATCTTTAAGGTTCGCATTCCACTGGTTGCAGAATCCGAAGCAATCTACCAAAAGGTTGCAAATCCTGATGAAGAAACAGTAGAAAAAGTTTATCAAGAAATCACGGCATCATTGCGCCAATTTGAAGGCAACCAAACAGACGAATTTCAATTTACTGAAAATGATGTTTTGGTTGAAGGTAGGTCTATGCGTGAAGCGGCCAAAAACAAAGCCATCACAGAAGCGAGAATTACTGAGTTTTTCAAATTGCTTGTTCCTGAACTAGAAGGTGCAACGCTAGAAGATTTAACTTATAAAGATATTCAAGAAGAATTCCCAATTTCTGTACAGATGCAGATTGTGGAAAAAATTGGTGAAGTTATTAGCCCGACCTATAAGGAAGCGCGGGGAAACTAATTGGCTCGTTAAAAACGCAGTGCATTGCGGCAATGGTTTTTAACGGGCATACATTAGATACAGTAGCCGAAATTGACGATATCACTATGGCAAACATCCAAACGATGTATGCTGATGGATTGATTGGCAACTACGGGCTTTTAACGCAAATAGCATCCCTGACCAACGGGGTGTTTAACTATATGCGCCCGCCAAATTCCCCAACTTATAAACTAGCCAACATTTTGGGTAATGCGTATGATTACATATACCCGCCTTTGTCTGAAGAACAGAAAAAAGCGGCAGTAAACGATAGCCTGATTGGCTTTATGTCACAGGCACAGGGATTTAATAAAACAAAGTTTGGGGTAAAAAATGGCTAATATGATTGCCCGCCTTGGCGTAGTGCTAGGGTTAGATTCTGCGGAGTTCAGCAAAGGGCTTGAATCCGCGGGTAGAAAACTTGAACAGTTTAGCCAAGCCGCAGAAAAATATGGAAAGATGGCCGCAGTTGGCATGGTTGCGGCAGGCGTTGCGGCAGTCAAATACGCTGATGAACTTGCAGATGTAGCCGAAGCCAATGAAGTTGCAATTGG